ATCTGGTGTAACTTTGCAATGGGCAGGTCAAGTATCGTCAGCCACTGGTAGCAGAACTTTAGGTCTTTATAGTTTATGTACTATTTTATTTACTTCATCTTCAACAGCTGTTATTACTGGATCGGGATTAACTTAATATGTCAATAATGCAAATGTTTTTAAGTGGTGGTGTGGGAAGAGCCACATTAGCCTACACTTTTTCATCCAATACAGCCAACGCATCACTTAATCTATCATCTATATCAGGCTATATTTCAGGTAATTCTGATGTCACAATTACTGTAAATAGTGGTGTGTATCTATATTCAACATCAACAACTGTAGCAGGTTTAACTGTTTATGGAGGAGCATCTACCGATACAGTAAAAATTATCAACAATGGATTCATTATAGGTCTAGGTGGTAATGGCGGAACTGGAAGAAATACTGCAATAGGAGATAACTCTATTAGACCAACTTCAGGTGGAATAGCGTTATCTTTATCCAATACAACTACCATTAATAACACCAATGCTTCCGCCTATATAGCAGGAGGGGGTGGAGGTGGTGGTGGAGATTCTTTAGGTGCTCTTACATCTGGTAGTAGTGCTTATGCTGGTGGTGGAGGTGGTGCTGGCGGTGGTACTGGTGGTAATAGTTATGGTAACTGTAGCACAAGAGGTGTTGGTGGCACTGGAGGAGGAGTAGGGTCATCAGGAGGTAACGGAACTAGTTCTTATGCTGCTAATGGTGGTGGTTCTGGCGGTGGTGGCGGAGTTGCTTTTTACTGTAACATTCCATGCCCAGCTTTTTGTGCTGGTGGTGCTGGCGGTGGTGGGGGTAGGATACTCCCTGGTACTGGTGGTACTGGTGGTACTGGTGGTGGTTCTGGATCTCATGGCGGGGCGGGAGGTAGCGGAACAAATGCTGGAAGTTCTCCTGGAGGAGGCGGTGGTTGGGGAGCGGTGGGTGGAAATGCAAACACAACATTTGTTGGCGGTGTGGCTGGATATGGTGGAGCGGCTGTAGTTAATGTAGGTTATGCTACAACATTTACGTCATGCTGTAAAACTCGTGTCTACGGAAAAATTGCATCCCCTACAGTAGCCGCATCTTATACATTCACAACTAATACAAATAATGCATCTTTAAACATTTCTAGTTTAAGTGGATATACAGCAGGTAGCACTATAGCTACAGTCACAGTCAATAGCGGTGTCTATCTATGGTCTAATTCCATATCAACAGCTGGACTTACATTTAGCGGAGCATCTAATGGCGATATTATCTATCTAATCAATAAGGGCTTTATTATTGGGCAAGGTGGTACAGGTGCAAGTGGATCTAACAACGGTGGTCCTGCATTAAAAGGTTCTGCTAATGCTGTATTAAAAATTGACAATACATGTTCCGCTGCTTACATTGCAGGTGGTGGTGGTGGTGGTGGTGGAGGCGGCGCTGCAGCTCTTAAAGCTGGAGGTGGTGCTGGTGGAGGAGCTGGTAGCAGTTCATGTCCTTCTCATCCAGGCGGCGCTGGTGGAGCTATAGGATCGGCAGGGGCAAACGGTTCACCTAGTGGTAATGGTGGCGGTTATGGTGGTGGTGCTGGCGGTGGTGGTGGCGGTTTTTATTGTTCTGGTGGTTGTTCGGTTTGTGCTTATGGTGGTGGTGGCGGTCGTATTTTACCAGGAACTGGTGGTGCTGCAGGTGCTGGTGGTGGTTCTGGAGCTGGTGGATCAGCAAATAATCCAGGAGGAAGCGCATACGGTGCTGGTGGTGGAGGATGGGGAGCCGCTGGAGGTAATGCGTTCGCAAGTTATTGTCGTGCTGGAGGCAGAGGTGGTAGAGCAATATGCTTTAATGGTGGTTATGGTGTTGTAATCGTTAACTGCTGCAAAACAAGAATTTATGGTCAAATAAGTTAATTAAAGGAAATAAAATGGCAATATATCAAGTTCAAAATAAATACTTTGTTGAGGATGATACAACCGTTGCAAGCGGACAGGAATTAAATATTCCTAATGCAGTTTTTGCAGTCGGTGACATCAACGCGGCTAATCAAGCACTCGTAGATGCACAACAAGCTTATTTAGCTAGACCTGAAACACTTAATCATTTTTCATGCGTTAAATCTATAGGTAAAGATTTAGAAGGTCATAATTTATGGGTGCCATGTGTTTTAGCAGGTGAAATACAAAATACAGACACACTATATGAATTATTTTGTGATGTAGATCCTGGTTTTAAATTAGCAACAGGCACAGATGAAGCTCAAGCTATTTATGCACAACTACAACAATCTATTTTGCAATGGGCAGGATTAAATCAAGTTACAACATTGACAGAGTTACCAAAAGCTCCAAAACCTGTGGTATAATTCACTGCTCAAAACTATAAAAAGGGGCAGTAAATGAGTGCAGATACATGGAATCAGTTTGATTACTTTCCGTCCAGCGTTTATATACTAGAAAAACCTGAATTTTTGGATAACGTTAACAAGGTTTCAGACCAGTATTTAAGTAAAGTAGAAAAAGACGTTAATGATATCTACCCAGTCAAGATGACTGACAACTACATGAATGAGGAGAGCATTTCCGACTTCAGTAGTTACGTGTTAAACACAGCTTGGAACATACTAAAAAGCCAAGGCTATGCAATGGATAACTACACGACACACTTCTCTGAAATGTGGACGCAAGAGCACGGTAAAGTGTCAGGTATGGAGCAACACGTTCATGGCTTTGGATCTCAGCTATCAGCGTTTTACTTTTTAGAATGCCCAAAAGATTGCTCTAGGGTTGTTATTCATGACCCAAGACCAGGCAAGGTAATGTCAAGTCTACCTGAAGAAAACATGACATTGGCAACACCAGCAAGTTTAATGGTTAACTTTGAACCAAAGCCTGGCATGTTGTGGTTTGCTAACTCATACATACCACACTCATTTACCAGAAATAGATCTGACGACCCAATTGTGTTTGTGCACATGAATATTTATGTAAATGCAAAGCAAAATGTTTGTATGACACAAGCTGAAGTGATATGAACTCATATCTTATAAGATTTAATAAGACTAGGGGAATGCCTGGTCGTGGTACGCCAGATCATGCATGGCGTGTGTTTGAAAATGGTAAAGAATACCTATTTAAACATGTTGAGATTAATGTGCCTTGTCATGATGAGCGTACAGATGAAGACTGGAATATAGCTTGTCAAGGATTTATGACAATAGATAGAGAAACATCTACAGGAGTTATTAATGAGAAACAATAAAGACTTTAAATACGAATACTCAGACGTTAATCTTTTTCAAACTAAAGCTGAGATTTTAACTGGCTGTTATGCTGGTATTAAATTAGAGTTTGCAAGCTCAGGCGTTATGTCAGGCTTAGGCAGACCTATATTCAATTTTGAATATCAACTTTATGAAACACCAGATAACTTTGAAATAACACCTAAGTTTGAGGATTATCTTAAAGATCTTTTAATCTCTATTATTGATGATAGAAATAAAGATCCAGACATGAAAGAAAAGTTAGATAATGCTTCTACTTTAACTTACGATAAATCTACAGTTGAGTATCGCACAGCCGTAAGAAAACTATCTTTCTTTGAAGCTAAAAAACTTATTGATATTAAATTTACTGACTACATTAAACATTTACTTTTAGCAGTATAATCTAACCCTCTATAAAATTTTATGAGGGTCAAATGATAAGTGTTATAAATGATATATTAGATGACAACTACAAACAAAAACTTAATGAAGAAATATTAAGATTAAGTTTTCCATGGTATTGGAGTGACCAAACAGTACCACAAGATAAATTTGTAAAAAAAAGTATATTTCAATTGTGTCATGTATTTTATCAATACAATACAATAAAATCTGGATATTTTGATTTGGTTTATCCCATTATTGAATTGTTTGAAAAAAAATCTGGCATACAAGTTAAAGAAATACGTAGAATTAAAGCAAATTTGTTAAGCAGACAAATATTTGATGAAGACTGTGTAAAAAATACAATACATCAAGATGCAGATACTGATGAGTATATTTCATTAATTTATTATTTACATGATGTTGATGGAGATCTAAACATGTATGATGATAAATATAATGTTTTAGATAGTTACACACCAAAAGAAAATAGTTTAGTCTACTTTAAATCAAATATATTGCATGGTACTAGCCCACCTATCATTGAAAAACGTAGAGTTTGTATTAATTTTGTTTTAAAAATTATTTAACCAAGGGAGCTTAATAGCCGTACGGCTATTAGATAATTAATGTCAAAAATTAGCAAAAATAATTTTGAAGAAATGTCACTATTTAGTACTTTAACTTATGCTAAATCTACGGTTGAATATCATACCGCCGTAAGAAAACTATCTTTCTTTGAAGCTAAAAAGCTTATCGGTATTAAGTTTCAAGATTATGCTAAACATGTCATGTTTGGTTTATTAAAGAATCTATCCCATGAATAAACTAGGTTTATTTACTTTACTTATGCTTCATTTGGCATCAGGCTTTCCTGCTGAATTGCCTAATGCAAAGATTACACCTGGATATATGCGTGATGTATCAGTCAGAGAACTATGCACTACAAGCACTAGTTTAGTCCGTAACGTACCAGAGTCATTAAAGAAAACTGTATTTAGTAACTATGGATTAAATGGCAATGATAAATCTACATGTGCTGAAGGATATGAAATAGATCATCTAGTATCATTAGAATTAGGTGGTGCAAATGATGCTAGAAACTTATGGGCACAAAGCTATTGCGGTACAAATAACGCTCACGATAAAGACAAACTAGAAAACGAATTACATCGTAGAGTATGTCTAGGTAAAATGAATATTATAGATGCTCAGATGTGTATTAAAACAGATTGGGTAATGTGTTACTTAAAAACTTTTAACAAATAGGAGATATATATGAAAGCTAAATTATCACAAGTATTAGACTTTTTAAAGGCAGTTGTTTTATGGTCATTTAAAGTAGTTCTTCGTGCTTTAAAAGTATTAGTTGAAGAAACAATCTTAGTATTACAAAAACTAGACGCAGTGCTAACTAAAGATGCACAATAATGGATTTTTCTAAAATAACATCAATGTTATTTCCTGTAATCATTTCAGCTATTGCATGGCTTTTATCGTCTATGACTTCTATGCAAAATGATTTAATTGATATTAAGTCTAAAATGCCTGCTTTAATAACATCTCAAGGTGTTCCAACAGATAGTCCTTTATCTGCCGCAGAAAGAGTTAAAATGAAAGAAGAATTAAATAAAGAAATATCAGAACTTAATGTTCGTATCCGTATTTTAGAAGAACACGAAAAGAGAAAATAATGAATTGGTTATTACAAATTGCTCCTACTGTAGCTAGTGCTTTAGGTGGTCCATTAGCTGGGCTTGCTGTTACAGCATTATCTAAAGCTTTAGGAGTAGCACCACATGAAGTTAATGACATGATTCAATCTAATAAACTTAATGCAGATCAAATTGCACAAGTTAAATTAGCTGAAATTGAGCTTAAACAACAAGAAGAAACATTGGGATTAAAATTTGCAGAGTTAGAAACTGAAGATAGAGTTTCAGCACGTAATATGGAAATGTCTACACAATCCCATATACCTTCTATTTTAGCCACTGTAACTACTATAGGCTTCTTTGGTATATTAACTTTACTTTTTTTCAATAAAGTTGATCCAGCAAATAATGCTTTGATGATTATGCTAGGTTCATTAGGTACTGCATGGACTGGAGTTATTGGTTTCTACTTTGGTTCTTCTCATGGCAGTCAAATGAAAGATCAAATGATTTATCACTCAACCCCAGAAAAATCAATACCAAGTGAAGAATGAACTTAACAGCACATTTTACTTACGAAGAGCTATATGCATCTGAAATTGCAGATCGTCAAAAAATTGATAACGAACCTAAAGAAAAATGGATTAAAGACAATCTACTCTCTTTGGCACAGAATTTAGAAGCTGTAAGACGTTTACTTGGTTATCCTATACACGTTAATAGTGCTTATCGCTGTGAGCAGGTTAATACTTTACTTGGTAGCAAACCTACCTCAGCACACTGCAAGGGCTTGGCGGCAGATATTATATGTCCAGCTTTTGGTAGCCCTCGTGATATTGTGGTGGCAATTATTGGAAGCGGTATTCAATATGATCAAGTCATCCTTGAATATGATCGTTGGTGCCATATTGGGTTTTCAAACGAAACACCAAGATTACAAAAATTAATTATAGATAAAACTGGAACAAGACCTTACTAATGCCATTACAAAAACTAAACTATAGACCAGGTGTTAATCGAGAAGGTACAGACTATTCAAATGAGGGTGGTTTTTACATCTCTGATAAGGTGCGATTTCGTTCTGGTCAAGCAGAGAAAATTGGTGGATGGGTTCAGGTTGCTGCCACTCAATTCTTAGGTATTTGTCGTTCTCTATGGACATGGCTAGATTTATCTGGTCTTAATACCTTTATTGGATTAGGTACCACAATTAAATACTATATTTATTTTGGGGGTTCTTATTTTGATATTACACCTATTGTTCAAACAGATACACTGACTAATCCCCTTACCACTTCGTTCTCAACTTTAAATGGTGGTATCACCGCCTCAGCCACATCATTAACTTTAACTTCAGCTTCATCATTCCAATCTACTGGAGTGATTAATATTGATTCAGAACAGATTGCCTACACCTCAGTAGCTGGTAATGTTTTAAGTGGTCTTACACGAGGTTATAATAGCACAACTGCAGCAGCACATACAACTGGTGCAAATGTAGGCTGTTCCACAGTGTTGGTTACAGATTCAAGTTACAATCCTGGAGTAGGTGATTATTTTATATTTAATAGCACATACACAGTAGGTGGGATTACAGTATCTGGAGAGAATGTTGTTACTTCAGTACCAAGCCTCACAACCTATACATTTACAGCATCTCAATTCTCAACATCACAAGTTACAAATGGTGGTGGTACAGTCACTATTCAATACGAATACCCAGTGGGTTCAACTGCTGCACTTTCTGGTGCTGGCTGGGGAGCGGGTCCATGGGGCGGTGCTACTGCATTAAATAATTTTACTTTAACCAATCCATTTGCCTCAACTGCAAGTAGTACAACTATTACAGTTACACAAGCTAATCATGGATTAACTACAAGTCAGTGGGTTAATTTCTCACAAGTAAGCTCTACAATTTCAGGCATCCCACTTGCAGTGCTTCAAGAAGACTTTCAAGTCACTTATGTCAATTCCAATCAATATACTATTTCATTGGTTTTTGGCTCTAAAAGTTATCCCGCTGGAGTTACAAATGCTGCATTCGGAGGTACTGTTGTAGTCAACGTTCCAGTGAACGCCACCCGTGGATGGAGTACTGCATATAGTTCAGCAGCTATAACTTCAGGTGGATTAAGAATTTGGTCTAATGATAACTATGGTGCTGACTTGGTGATTGCA